AAGGGTTCCTTATACTAGGGACTTGTTGGAATGGTTGCAGGAAACTTATCCGTTTTCAAAATATCATGTGGTAGAGATATCATGAAATGGCCCACGTTAATATAAACTCACCAGTATTTACCACATCAGCTACTAGCCCCAGTACTATTACGTTATCCACTACGCCCACTAGCTCTATGGGCTACACTACAATATCGTCGGGCACATCCGCATCATACAATTGGGTTCAACCACCAACTAACTTTTATAGCAGTAATCAAAAAACCATTATGACTATCCCACATGGTGAAGAGAAAATGGTGCTTGACAAGGCAGCAACTCTCGAAGTCCAAGGCAACGTGGTCATAAACGGTCTTGATTTGGAAGAACGGTTAAAAACAATTGAAAAAGTATTGTGTATTCCAGAAAGAGATGTTATAATGGAAGCCAAATATCCCAAACTTGCAGACTTGTATCATCAATACATGCAAGAGTTAGAACGTTATAAAACCTGGGAAAGAATTAAAGGAAATGAAAATGACAGCACTACATGAGTCAGTTGCCCATACTCGTAAAGAGATGGTTATCAAAGAATCAGAAGGATTCCGTTTAACATTGGTTAAACATGAAGTATTAAGCCCCAAGGGATTGTTTAGTATTGACATGATCCAAGAAAGTCTTAAAACAGACGGTACTGTTGGTCAAGTCAGCACTTACAACTACTTTATGACCAAAGAAGAATTGCAAGCATTGGCATACGGACTAACAGCATGAAAAAAGTATACTACAGTTGGAAAGACGTTCAAGGTGCAGTACTAGATATTGCCCGACAGTTACAGAACGATAATTGGCGTCCAGACTATATTGTAGGGCTTACACGCGGCGGGCTAGTTCCCGCTAATCTGTTGAGTCAATATACTGGAATTAAAATGCACACGCTGAACGTAAGTTTGCGCGATGGCAATGAAAGTGAAAGCAATCTATGGATGGCTGAAGATGCTATTGGTGCAGTTCCATTTGAACGCAAAGAAGAATTTGGTGGTCACAAGTGGGCTGAACAACTTAAGAAAAAAATCCTTATTATTGATGATATCAACGATCAAGGTAGCACTATCAATTGGATCAAGGAAGATTGGCCCAGCGGTTGTTACCCACACGATGAAGAATGGAATACCATTTGGGGTGACAATGTTCGCATTGCAGTTTTAACAAACAACTTGTCCAGTAATGCTGAAGTTGATTACAATGTATGGGAAGTTAACAAGGCAGAAGAAGACTGCTGGTTAGTTTATCCATGGGAAGAGTTTTGGCTATGAACATTGAGCAACTAAAAGCAAAAATTGCACAAGTGGATGCAGATATTCTCAAGATGCGCAGCACTGGTACTGAAGAAAAGAAAATTTTTACTTTGGTTGAGTACAAAGAGTATCTGCAGGATGAATTAAAGGAAGCGCAAAAGCGTTATGGTAACAGCAAGCGACCATGAAGTTTATATCGACTGGCGTCCAGAACAAACTGGCGCTTTTTGGAATGAGTTGTGCGCCAACATAATGGAAGTGTTTGGATTACCGGGCACACGCTATGTTAGTAGCCCAACTGAAGACTACATGATTTTTACCTTTAAAAATAAAAAAGACGCAGATATGTGTCGTATACTTTTAAGTGAGCATTTATGAAAGCACAAGCACCAGCAGAAGGCATTCTAAAACGAGGCGACTGGGGAGACAGTATGTGGTACCAAGTTGTTTGCGGTTGCGGACAGGAAACACATGATCACGAAGTGGAAGTAGAAGCCGATGAAACTGGTGTTAATGTCAATGTTCATTTAACAGTCACTTCCAACTATTGGTCAGAAATTGTTGAAAAGCATTATGACATTGATAATCCATGGCAACAAGAGTTTGATTGGTTCTGGAAGGATCTTGTTAACGGATTATGGACACGTTTAAAAGTAACGTGGGAAATCTGGACCACAGGTACAGTCAAAGCACAAACAACAATTGCAATGACGGAGCAGCAGGCTCTTAACTACGCAAAAACTTTGGAAAACGCAGTGCGTGATGTTAAGTTTTTTAGAGAAGAGCGCAAATGGAAATCAGATTTGCAAAATCGCATTGCTAAAAAACTAGCAGAGGAGAGTGATTGCGTATGAGAACAGCAAAAGATATTTTTGATGAAACTATGAACAAAATCAAGCGTTTGGAACTATTTGAAATCAAGCGCGAGGTTGAAACTGGATGGTTGCCCAAAGGCTATGTGCCATTTGATTTGACTTGTAAGAACGGAATTGTTATATTTAAAGTATATGCAGAATTTTTACAAGACGCAGAAGATCAAGTCACACAATATTTAGAACGAGAAAACGATGAGCAAGATTAAGATAGCAGAATTATTTTACAGTATCCAAGGTGAAGGACGGTACATGGGTGTACCGTCTGTTTTCTTGCGTACATTTGGATGTAACTTTAAATGTGCCGGTTTTGGCATGACACGTGGAGAGTTGAGCAATGAAGCAGAAAATATTGACCCTTCTAAGTACACGGAGTACAAATCCCTTCCTCTTGTGTCTACAGGTTGTGATAGCTACGCTAGTTGGGATGTGCGCTTTAAGCATCTTAGCCCTATGCTATCTTCTGATGCAATTGCCGATGCAATTGTGGATACGTTACCGTACAAAGAATGGCGCGACGAGCATTTGGTAATCACTGGTGGTGAACCGTTGCTTGGTTGGCAACGTGCTTATCCAGACTTGCTGGATCATCCCAAGATGCAAAGTCTTAAAGAGATTACATTTGAAACAAATGGTACACAAAAACTATCTCCAGAGTTTAAAGAATATTTAAAAGAATGGAGCAAATGGAAGAATCGTGAGATTACATTTAGTGTAAGTGCTAAACTTCCTTGCTCAGGTGAGAAGTGGGAAGATGCTATCTGTCCAGAGATTGTATGTGAATACGAAGAAGTCGGTACAGCATACTTGAAGTTTGTTATTGCTACAGAACAAGACTTTGCTGATGCTGAATGCGCTATCGCCGCATATCGCAAAGCAGGCTTTAAAGGACATGTCTACTTAATGCCAGTGGGCGGTGTTGAAAGTGTATATGCTCTTAATAACAGAGCGGTTGCTGACATGGCAATGAAGCATGGTTTACGATACAGTGACAGGTTGCAAGTTCCATTGTTTAAAAACGAGTGGGGCACCTAATGATATTTTTCCTCATTTGTTTTGTAATTGGCTGGGCGCTATTACTCTTGATCCTACTACGGTGGGTCAAGAATGTGCCTAGTGCATGTACTGGCAGATGTAGACAGGGTAGAGATTGCGACTGTATGAAACAACAGGATAATAAAAATGATTGATTTAATTAAAAATGCTTTTAAAAAGGTAACCGGGCTAAAAGCACTTGAAGATGCAAAAGCACAAGCAGATGCTGAACGTATTGTTGCTGAAAAGTTGGCAGCGCAGTCTATTGCAGCCGCAGCAGAGGCAGCAGAAGCTGAACAACGTGCCAAAGAAACTCCTAAAGAACGTGCAACTGCTATGGGTGAGCCCTGGGTCGCAGTACTTGATACCCACGTAAACAAGGAAAATGTTCGCAATGGGTTCTTTGAACTTGACTGGAATGACCAATTTATTGTAGAATTAAAGCGAGCAGGTTATGGCTTTGACGGTGATCCAGATGAAGAGATTGTGGATCGTTGGTTTAGAGACTTGGCAGGCAACATGTTAGCAGAAGCAGGACAAGATACATCTCGTGTTTTTGGCGGCTTTGTTAACGTTAATCGACTAGGCAACGGAAAAGCATCTGTAGAATGACATATATTTTAGTAGACACAGCAAATACATTTTTTAGAGCACGACACGGTGTACAAGGTGATGCTGACCTTAAGTTGGGCATGGCATTGCACATTACGTTTAACAGTATTAAACGTGCTTGGCGTGACTTTAATGGCAAACATGTAGTGTTTTGTCTAGAAGGTCGCAGCTGGCGCAAAGACTTTTACAAACCATATAAAGCTAACCGAGCAGTGGACAGAGCTGCTTTAACTGAACGTGAAGTTGAAGAAGACAAATTGTTTTGGGAAGCCTATGATGAATTTATCAAGTTCGTTACTGAAAAAACAAACTGCACAGTACTACAACATCCCCAATTGGAAGCTGACGATTTAATCGCTGGGTTTATCCAATCACATCCAAATGACAAACATGTCATTATCAGCACTGATAGTGACTATGTACAACTAATTGGTCCAAACGTAAGCCAATACAACGGCGTTCAAGAAGTTACAATTACACATGAGGGTTATTTTGATGCAAAAGGTAAACGAGTCAAGGACAAAAAGACCGGAGAAGACAAGATGCCGGTTGACCCAGAGTGGGCACTCTTTGAAAAATGTATGCGTGGAGACACGTCAGACAACGTGTTTTCTGCTTACCCCGGGGTCCGCACAAAGGGTTCAAAAAACAAAGTTGGACTCTTAGAAGCCTTTGAAGATCGTAAGGCAAAAGGATTTAGTTGGAACAACCTCATGCTACAACGTTGGTCAGACCACAATGGAACTGAGCATCGTGTGCTGGAAGATTACGAACGCAACCGCATTCTAATCGACCTGTCACATCAACCAACAGACATTCGTGAAAAAATTGATGAAACAATTAAAACACGATCTGTACCAAAAGACATATCACAAGTGGGCATTAGAATGTTAAAGTTCTGCAACGCATGGGATATGAAGAAAATTGCTGATAATATTCAGTCTTACGCTGAACCATTCCAAGCAAAATACCCAACAATGGGTCAACAAAACTTATTTGAGGAAGAATAACATGGCAAAAGAAGGCAAACTAAACAAATTGTCAAAAGTAAACGAATCATTTTCAATCTTTCGTTACGATAACGGATACATGATTGAAGTAGCTG